GCAACACCTCACCCGCCGGCAAGACCACCTACGGCTGGGACGACCGATCGGCTCCGCACTCGAGCACCAGCTGGGAGCGGACCTCGGTCGAGCTGCCGAAGATCCCGCCGCCCAACACCGCACCGACTGCCAAGACACTGATCGCCACGGGCGGCCCCACGGCCAACACCTACAAGATGGGCTTCTTCTACACCTTCGAGAACGAGGTCGGGGAGTCTGCCGCGTCACGCATCACCGAGGTCCGGATGATGAGGCCCTGGTCGAACTGGATCTGGGAGACGCCGAACCCGGCCGGAGAGCCGTCAGGGACGTACACGGACAAGGACACGCTGTGCGCTGACCAGCTGGCTGCGATCATCCCGAAGACCGTCTTCGACCAGGCCATCGCCGAGGGCGCCATCGGGTGGAACCTGTACGTCTTCGCGTGGTCGGACCAGGAACCCGTGCCGGTGGTGGGCATCCTGTCCGGGCACAAGGACCTGTACCCCGACGAGATCGCCACCCTGCGCACGCCGGCGATCTCCTACGAGGACGGCGGCTGGATCTCGATCACTCCTGCCCGGCGCATCGGGCTGAACGACGCCATCCTGCCGACCCTGGCCAACCGGGTGAACTACTCGAAGCCGCCTCGCGGGCGCAACGGCCTGGTGGCCGGTGACCGGATCATCCTGCTGGGCGACCCTGCGCAGCTGGCCACGATCATGTGGAGCTCCAACCGTCCCGGGGAGTACACCAACTTCACCGCGTCACGGGGCGGCGGGGCCAAGACCCTGACCACCGGCAACCTGAACATCCCCGCAGCCGTGACCCTGTGGCAGAACCCGCAGTCCGTGGACACACTGGCGGTGCTGTGCATGGGTGCCGATGGCCAGTCGACCAGCTACTACATGTCTCCGGCACAGGTCAGCGCCCAGAGCTCGGGCACGGTGGCCGTGATGGGCTTCGAGGAGACGACCTCGACTCCCGGCACCATGTCGCCCTACGCGGTGGAGGTGCAGAACAACGCCCTCTACCGGCCGATCGACCGTGCCCTGCTGAAGTCCACGGCGCAGAACTACAACATCAACCACAAGACCATGTCGGACAAGATCCAGAACATGTGGATCGGGCTCCGGTCGAAGCAGTGGGTGATGTCCGCGGTGCTGGACAACCGGCTCTACTACCTGGTGCACAACCCCCGCGGTGAGCTGCTCGAGCCCGGGATGAAGGGCAACGAGATCTGGGTGCTGGACCTCGGGATCGAGTCAAACCCGTGGTCACGGTTCACCATCCAGGGCAGCGCACTGCGCCCGTTTGATGTGGGTTCTCGGACGTACATGGGGGTGACGCGGCCCGAGGGCCTGTACTACCTCGACCACGACTACCGGGCTGATGACTTCGTGGACGATCGGGGCTACGTCCGCTCCCGCCCGATCGAATGGTCGATGGAGACCAACACCCAGGGTGCCAACCGTGCCCACGATGCATGGGCCCACCTGCAGCAGGTGTCGGTCTACCTCGGCAACTTCATGGGGTCTCTGGACTACGGGGTCCGGGGCTATGACCTCAACGGTCGAGTCGTCGAGATGACGAAGCGGTTCACCGACGACGTGCCCGTCGAGGACACCCGGCTGACGTGGGACGTGGAGGACTTCCTGGCCATCCGGCGGGACATGAAGGAGTGGTACTTCTTCGCCCGGTCGGTGCCCGGCAAGAACGGCACAGGGCAGATCGGTCTGGTCCAGTACCGCTACACGCCCGTCTCGGTCAACGTGGGCTACGAGTTCGGCAGCGTGGAGACCTTCGAGTACGGCTCCAACGTGCAGGCCGGGAACGATGACCTCATGGCCAACGGCATCCCTCGCACCTACGTGGACTACACCAGGCCCTGATTTGTAGTCGTGTAGTCGTGGTGTAGTCGTGGGGGGTGACTACACGATTTCGTGCTCAAAAAGGCCTTTGTAGTCTGTAGTCGTGTACTTCTCTTCCTTTTACTATAGAGACAGTAGAGAGAGGATAAAGATAGTAGGGGTGGACTACAGCGACTACACGACTACATCGCCAATGCCCCCCGGGCGCCGCATGGCCACAAGGACACACCCATCCCACCCCCGCATTGCTTCTCATCTACGTGGTAGCCTCCTGCACATGTAAGCGGTTGACCACCTAGAGGAGTGACTGTGAGCCAGAAGTCGGCGCTGTACAACCTGCTCAAGGCACAGGGTGTCGAGCCAGCCCATGCGTACCGGGACTACACGATCCCGCACCTGCTGGAGGAGCTCCAGGAGCACGGTGTCCCGGAGAAGGCTGTTCAGGATGCGATCGACGCAGACATCCTGGAGAAGGCCGCGGCCAACCCGGAGCCTGTCGCCCCGGTGTCCGGCCCTGACCCTGAAGAGCTTCCCGGTCAGCGGCTCAACACGGCCCCCGACCAGCCCATCCGGACTGACGAGGCCGGCCGGGTCTGGTACCAGGAGGAGGTCCTGAAGCCCGCCTACCCGAAGCCCCGTGGCCGCCGGGTCCTGAAGTACCTCGAGACCGGGGTCAAGGTGGAGACCGTGCAGAACGGCGAGTACGTCGAGACCTTCGAGGTGGCCGGCGTCGGGGAGGCCCGTCCGGCAGAGGTGAAGATCACGCTGCCCTCGTACCAGGTCGGGATCTACCTCGACCCGCGCTTCCCGTTCAAGATCCACTGCTACAACGGGCGGGAGGGCTTCGACTTCTACGAGGTGCAGGACTACTGGGGCGGCTCCGAGCTGGTCCCCGAGACCGTGAAGCGGGTCTACGTCGAGAACGACCTGTGCTACGACATCCGATCCGTGATCCGCACCATCCAGGCCGAGCACCGTCAGCTTCAACTCTCAGGAAGGTTGCCAGAATGATCGTGGACATGGCTCTATCCGACCAGGCCCGGGATCTCCTGGTCGACTGCATCAACGCCGAGCGCTCGGGCACCCTGCTTGTCCGTGCTGACGTGAAGCTGGTCTGGTTCTGCAAGACCCTGCAGCACTGGAAGGCGCTGGCCATCACCACAAGGGAGGACTCGAACTACTACGAGCTCACCCACAACGGCGACACGGGGGAGACCTACGTGGACGTCTACTACAAGGACCACCAGATCATCGTCGAACCCATCTCAGGAAAGGCCACCTCATGAGCGAGCCCATCGAGCACATCGAGCCCCCCAGTGACGAGGAGATCCAGGACTTCATCGCGGGAGCTGAGGATGCCCCGTACAACACCATCCTGCGGGTGTGGCGCGAGGTGCTGGCTCCGGCCGAGGACGAGCGGAAGAAGCGGATCACCCCGCAGTGGGCCAACCGGATCTGCTCCACCTACCGGGGCATCGAGTTCTACGACATGCCGACGTTCCGCGACCGGTACTTCGACCTCGTGCGCGACCTGGCCCTGATCGTCGACGCCGAGATCGACTCCGACGCCGAGTGCCTGAACGCCTCCACGCCGGAGGAGGACGCCGAGCAGAACACGTTCCACTACATCAACGTCATCATCAACTGGCAGAAGGTGTTCCTCACCCGCGAGCTGGACTGGGAGTGCGAGGACGAGAACGCCTCGATCGACCTGGCAGTCCTGGCCGAGGTCCACAAGATGTTCTTCGACCAGACGGGGCTCACCTCGCTGCTCGACAACATCCCGTTCGAGTTCACCGACGCCGACCGCGACCTGCTGGCCGCCGAGCTCGAGGACCTGAAGGAGGGTCGATGAGTGTCGCACCCGACGAGAAGGAGTTCGTGGAGCTCCCGAACATGGGCGACGCTGCGTTCGGCGCTCTCCTGGATGCACTGGTCCCGGCGGAGGCAACTGCGACGGGAGCAGGAGCAGGAGAGGCTGCTGCTCCTGCTGCAGGTGATGGTGCTGGACAGCCTGCGGCGGGTGCTGATGCAGGAGTTCAGCCCTCCGATGCTGGAGGCGATGCGGCGGCTGGATCAGCGCCAGCTGGCGGGGCAGATGCAGGCGCTGGAACTGGCGAGCCAGCAGGAGGATCTGCTGGCGGAGGTGCTGAGCAGCCTCCAGCCGTCAGCGAAGGTGCAGCTGCTGACCCGACTTGGGTAGCCGAACCGGCCGTCGTGGTCGGCGAGCTCGGTGCGCTGAGCAAGACGCTCGAGGAGAACCTGACCAAGGCGTACCAGCAGCAGGCGTACACCCAGGTGCGCGAGGAGTACGAGAACTACTTCGACGCCCTGGAGAAGCACCCCCGCCTGCTGGTGGGCACCCAGGTGCCGGCCATCGGCAAGGAGGGCATGGAGACCCTGCGCAACTCCGAGGACGCCAAGGAGTGGCAGGAGGCCGTGCGATCCCTGCTGGTCGCCGAGATCCGCGAGCAGGCCACCACCAAGATGGAGGAGTCCTCGGACTTCCTCGAGACGGTGCACGCCAGCATCGACCTGTTCAAGAACAACAAGGACCTGATCCCCGGGGTCAAGGGCTTCAACAGGCCACTGGCAGATGCCTTCGCCGAGATGGCCACGCCCTACGAGGTCAGGGTCGACGGGAAGCTGCAGGGCTACTCGATCCCCGTGCAGCCGATCATCGACAACCTGCGCAAGCAGTTGTCTGCCAAGACCCCGGCGCCGCCTGTTGCTCCCCCGTCGCAGGCGGCGCCGGTCAAGCCCAAGGCCGAGCCGCCCCAGGCTGGCATCCCATCGAAGGCAGGAATGTCCTCGGAGAAGGAGGATTTCTCCACGCTGTTCGGCACAATAGGACTGCCCAACCTTCAGATCTGAGGAGCCAGTCATGACCGCACAGACCGACACCACCACCACGACAGCACCTGTCACAGTCCCGGCTCCGAAGGCGATCCCCGCCAACGACGCCACGCTGTACTCGTCCGCCCAGCGGACGCCCAAGGCGACCGACACGGCCGAGCGTGCCAACTACCTCAAGGACAGCAAGGCCATCGAGGACGAGCTGGTGGCCACCGAGAAGCAGTACGCAGAGCTGACCACTCCGGCGGCAGCACCCGTCGTCACGCCTCCGGTCGTCACCGTGGATCCGGCCACTCTCACGACCACCCCTGCACCGGCACCCCCGGCAGCGGGGAAGAGGACCAGCAAGAAGTAGACAGGAGGGCCGGTAGTGCCCAAGTTCCCCGTGCACTACCGGCCCCGGCCGTACCAGCAGGAACTCCACACCATGTGGAGGACCAAGCGGTACGGCATCGCGGTGCTCCCGAGGCAGTCGGGCAAGGACGTGGCCGCCTCGATGGAGCAGTGCGATGCCAGGCTGCGCACGCCCAAGACCACGGGCGTGTACATCAGCCTGTCCAACCCGATGATCCGCGACATCCTCTGGGACAAGACCTACATCGACCCCGTCACCGGCCACTACATCCAGGGCCTGCAGGACAACGTGCCTGACGAGCTGGTCGACTGGAAGGACACCGTCATGGAGGGACGGTTCGCCAACTCCAGCCGGCTGAAGCTGCAGGGCTACTTCCAGTCCGGCCAGGACAAGGCCGGTGTCGGCACGTCGTTCCAGGACTACACGATCACCGAGCTGGCGCTGTTCACCCGGGAGGATCCGATCCCCCGGCTCACCCCGATCCTCGAGAACCGGGCCGAGAACAAGCGCCTGATGGTGGTGAGCACTCCGCGTGGCAAGCGGCAGAACCCGCTGTGGCAGCTGATGGAGTCGATGAAGGGCAACCCCGAGGCCCAGGTCATCACGTACACGATCGACGACCTGAACGCGATCATGAAGCGCAATGACCTGCCACCGGTGCTGACGCCCGAGGAGCTCGAGCGGATCCGGGAGACCTACCTCAAGCGCTTCGGCAACGACCGGATGTTCGAGCAGGAGTACTACGTCTCCTTCGAGGAGATGGACGCAGCCGCGGTGTACGGCGAGGCGTACATGCGGATGGAGTCCGACGGCCGGATCCACGACTTCAACCTCGATCCGGGCCATCCGGTGTACGTGGTCTTCGACATCGGCTCGTCTGGCCTGCAGTCGGACGCCACCTCGTGGATCGCGTTCCAGTGGATCAACAACCGGCTGTTCCTCTACGACTGCGGGGAGGGTCACGGCAAGGCCCTGCCCGAGTACGTGGACGTGCTGCAGCCCAAGCCGTACTTCAACAAGGTGGCGGCCCTGATCCTCCCGTGGGACGGTGACCACCACGAGAAGGCCGTGAACACCACGCCGGCCGACATGATGCGCCAGCGGTTCCCGAACGTGGCGGTGCTGGCCAAGAGCAACAAGGTGTGGAAGATCCCGGGCTCCCGGCAGGGAGACTTCTCCCTGATCACCGACATCCAGCAGACCCGGATGCAGCTGTACAACACGATCATCCACCAGACCAACTGCCAGTGGCTGCTCGAGTGCCTGGAGAACTACAAGTACGAGTTCAACACCAGGCTCCAGATGTGGACCCAGCAGCCCCTGCACGACAAGTACAGCCACATGATGGACGCCCTGCGCTATGGGGTGCAGGCGGTCAAGGAGCTGGACTTCTTCAGCGGAAAATTTTTCGACCAGCCAGGGCAGAGTGCCGCAGTCGTGAACTACGAGGAGGACTGGGAAGGGGTGTGGGCTCGATGAAGACGGTGACCATCCGACAGGCGTTGCAGCATGTCGTGGACAACCCTCAGCCGAAGACTGACGTGATGCTCGACCTGCCCGTGTACGAGCTCGTCAGCCGAACGCTGTTCGAGATCGCCAACGGGGTGCGAGTCGATGATCGGTCGACGATGGCTCGAGCCAACGTGGCACGGACCATGATCTTCAACCGGCTGGTCGGCCGGCGGAAGCCCGGCTCCCATCCGGCCACACGGACGAAGGCCAGCATCGACTTCCACGACCTGACCGGCGGAGCCCTGGAGGCAGGCGAATGAGCGAGGAGCTGGTCGTCCAGAGCAAGTACCGGACCCAGGTGCCCGAGGAGCACCGCTCCAGCGTGGACACCCGGCTGCATTGGATGTGGCACCAGAGGTTCGGCACGGTGCAGACCATCTACACGCGCAGCCCCGACGTCCTTGACGTCACGGCTGCCACCCTCATCCTGCAAGCGGTCATGGCCCGCGACCTGAAGAGCATCAGCCAGTTGCTGCAGCGCCTCGAGGGTGGGGCTCAGTTCGATGCCACGCTGGTCGATCAGGAGGCTGTGAGGATCTGAGCCTTCTGGTCCCGACGCCACTTGGCCCGCCACTTCCTCGCCTGCGGTCGCTTGCAGACCCGGCACTTGCAGCGCCTGGGCTTGGCAGCGTGCAGGTAGGCGTCCTCGTCAGCCCTTGTCTCCGGCCACAGGCGTTGATCTCCGGGCAGGAAGGACCTCGGGAGGACCCAAGAGCCAGCCCACCAGACAGCGCCCTCCACAGCGGGCTTCCTGGGCTGCCCCTTGACCCACTCCTCGGGGGCCTTTGGCTTGTACCGGGTGCCATTGGAGTAGACCCTCGTGCCGTCCTCGAGCACCCTGATCGGGTGATGGGTCACCAGATCATCACGGCCAGCAGGCCAAGGATCAGGAACACTGTCCCCAGGACGAACGCGCCGGGCACGGTGCAGGAGCAGGACTGGCGCTGACTCATGGGTTGAGCACCCCCTCCACGTACTCGGCGTAGAGGGTGAGGCACTGCGGGCGGTGCCGCCGGATGTAGTAGCCCGGCTTGACCGTGTATGCCTTGTCGACCTTGCGGCCCATGATCCATGTCGGGCCGGGCTTGCCGAAGTAGTACTCCAGCGCACGGTGGATGATGCGCAGGTCCGTTCGCCAGGTCGGCCCACCACCGGGTGAGCCCTTCGGCTCAGCCGTCATCAGGTCGGCGACCCGTAGCCCGGTCGCCCACTCGTAGACCATCACCGCGGTGACACGGTGGCCGTGGTCTGGGGACAGCTTGCGGAGGAACTTGCGAACCTCACGCTCCCACTGGACCTTGTGA